GTCCGTCCATGTACGCGGCGATGATGTTGCGCGCGTTGACTGACAGCTGAGCCACGGTGGAGTCTAGGTTGCCGCCGAGGAACGACACGACGTTGTCCTGGCCGCTTCCCGCCAGCTGCTGAACCATGAAGTGCCACGTCGCCACGAACTTCCAGACGTCGCGGTCAGTGTTGTTCACGGAGTCGACCCAGTCGACCGGAATTCCGGCGCTCTCCATGGTGTTCTTGAGTCCGCTCGGGATCACTCCCACGGGAGACGCCATGTGCGCGTCGACCGCCGCCTGATCGGCGAGCTCCGCCGATACCGCCTTCACGTTCGCGTCAGCGACGCAGAGCGCGTGCACCGCGCTGTCCACGAACGCCACGCTGAACCGGAACGGCGTGGCGGCGTTCATCATGTCGTTGACGAAGCCGCCCTGCGGGATGCCCTGCTGCTGCGCGATCTTCGCGACGCGCGAACACCTCGGGTCTGCGCGCGTGCCGGTCCCGACCAGAGCCGAGACGTAGAATCTATACGTCAGTGCCACTCGCTACCCTCCTACAGTTCTCGGAGGCGGCCTCGCGCCGCCCCCGAGTAGCGTCCGGGCTTCTACGAGCGAGCTAGTAGGCACTCGTCCTGAACGAGAGGCGAGCCATCGCCTGATCGTTGGTCAGGTTGCCGCTCTTGATGCCGAGCGCGAGCGCGATCACTGGGTTCACCGACTGCACGCTGCCGAAGTCGTAGTGTCGGTACTCGGCGCCGAGGACGATGCTCGGAGTGAGCTTGTACTCGAGGCCGGCGCCGATGTTCCAGCCGAGCAGACTCTGCGTGCTGGTCGTGTCGATGGCCGCGAGGTTGATGAGCTCGCCCTTGACGTGAGCCCACGCGGCGCCGCCCGTGGCGTAGATCAGCAGACTGGAGAGCGGCGCGAAGCCAAGTCGCACGTTCGCGTACGCGACCCAGTCGACGCGCTCCTGAAGCAGGACGGCCGGAATCACCCCGACGGCCGGCACGATCTCCGACGCCTTCTTCTGTCCCCAGTACTGAACGCCGAGCTCCGGCCCGAACACGAGGCCGCCGCTCTGAAGGTTGTAGCCGATGTGACCACCGACGAACGGACTGTTGTCGTCGAGGTTGACCTCGGTGGCAGTCAGGCCAGTTCCGAACACCGGGTTGAACGACCCGAGGTTCTCGCCGCCGTGGATGCCGAAGTACACGCCTCGCCAGTCGTCCGCGACGATGAGCGGCGCCGCGCGCGGCGCCTTCACCGGCATGTCTGCGGCCAGCGCACTCGTGAGCATGCTCGCGAGCAGTGCAGCACCTGCGATAAGAAACTTCATGTCTCGACTCCTCTCTGATTACCGAGGCCGGACAATCCAACCTCGCTCAGTCCCCGTCCCCTTGACTATTAGTTTCTTTGGTCTACTCCTCAGCGGGCTCGAGCTTGCCGCCCTTTCCCACCCGCTGAACCGTGCCGTCCTGGCGCCTGATAATCAGGCCCTCGCCGGTCTGCTCGGTGATGCGCTCGCCGAACCTGCGTCGCGCCTCTTCCTCGTCCTGCTTGACTACTGGTCTCTTGGCCATGCGGCCCTCCTGCGCCCGTACTGTACGCCGCGCGGCGCTACGCCGCAACCGGCCTCGGATTGGCCCTGAAGCGATACACGTCCCGCTCCTTGCCGAGGTACCGGAACGTGGTGTCCCGAGGCAGCAGCGTCTCGTTCTCGCCCTTGAACGGATTGAACGGATTCGTGTTGATGGCCCTCGAGTCCTTCGGAAGCACGATCTCGATGAGTACCTTGTTGTCTCCTGACCCGCTCATGAAGTCGCGCGCGGTGCGCTCGTCGAAGCTAGTCGACACGTACGCCGGGTCCACGACGTCGTCGCCCACCTTCAGCCCGTCGACCACGGCCGCGAACTCCTCGCCCGCCGCGCGAAACAGCTGCATGACCTCGGTGGTCTTGTTGCTGCGCTCGAACGCCTCGTCGAGCGCCTTGACCACGGCCTCCTCGGCGCTGGTCATCGGCGCCTTCGGCTTGGCGCGAAGAGCCTGATTCACTGGAACGTAGACCGTCGTCGTGTACTGCTTGAGCGCGTCGACGTGCACGCCCTCGAGGCCGGTCTTCCTACTCGTGCTGAGTCCGCCGGCGCCGCCCTCGGTCCACTCGCCTCCTCCGGTGCTGCCCTTGGGAACGCGAGGCTGGAAGGGATTCCAGTCTGCGGCGACGCGCGGCGCGAGGTCGAACGTGTAGACCGTGCTGCCCTTCTTGCCACTGCCGCCGACGTCACGTTGGCCGGTGTAGCGCAGAGTCGTGCCCCTCGGCAGGAGATACTCCTCCTCGCCTATGCCGGTGTTCGCGCTGAACGACTCGACATACAGAGCATTGCTGCCGGCCGGAACCCTGACCTCCATGACGGGACGCCCGACTCCACTAGTCATGGCGGCGTGTAGAAAATTTCCGGAGGTCGACACGTACGCCCTATCTACGACCTCGTCGCCCACCTTCAGGGCGTCGAGGGAGTCGAGGAAGTCCGTGTCTGCCACGCCGCGATAGACGACGACATCCTTGTCTAAGACAGACTTCGCGATGGCACTGTCTATGAGCTCCGATCGAACAGACGGGAGACCGCGTCGAAGACGATCGTTGATCGTCCTGTATCCATCGTCGGTGTAGAACGTGACCTCGCGACGCTCCTCCTTCGTCAGGTTCTCGCCCTGCCACTGCCCGCCGCCCGCCTCACCCCTCGGCACGCGAGGCTGAAAGGGATTCCAGTCCGCGGCCTCGGCGCCCAGCACCGCGAACGTGACCCTGCCGCCGGGATACACGATCTTCCACAGAGTCGGACTGACCTGAGCGATCAGCGCGGCCTCGCCGTCGACTCTGGTGCGACGAACACTCGTCATCTGCCCCCGCTCACGCCGCGATAGCGCTGAATTCTGCGGAGCAGGTCTCGGTGCTCCGGCCCGCCGACTATCCTGCCGGTGGTGTACTGAATCGCCGCCATCGACGCGAGCGTCTCGTTGATGGCCTGCTCGGGCTTGGCCTTGCCTTCGGAGACCGCTCTCCACCACTGATTGCTGTAGTCGTCGACGCCGCCCTCGCGGGCGAACGCGTCGTAGCTGCCAAACAGGTGGATCAGCGGCTGCTGATAGCCCTCGCTGCCGAAGTAGTCGTGGTACATCGAGTGAGTGACCTCGTGCGCCGCGATCAGCTCGGCGTCCTCGGGGCTCACGTTGTGCGAGAAGAACGTCACCTTGCCGGTGCTCGGGTCGTACTCGCCGCCCTTCGTCATGCGCTTGCCGGCCACCGAGAACTTCTTGTCGTCGTCGGAGAACTCCATCTTGCTGGGCGAGAACTTCAACTTCTTGGCCACGTCGAGCGCCCTCTGCTTGGCCACGTCGCCGCCACCACCGCCCTCAGTACCGGGCGAGCTGCCGGCGCCGCCCTCCGCGGTCCACTCGCCGCCCTCGGCGCTACCGGCCGGCACGCGAGGCTCGCTCGGGTCGTAGTCCTCGACGACGGAGTCCGTCGCCGAGGGAATCACTGGCAGCCACGCGCACCGACAGTTCGGGTGCACCGGAATCACGCCGCGCGCGTCCGCGATAGTGAACGTCTGGCCCTCGAGCTCCTCGCACTGCGGACAGACGCGATTGTCCCCGGCCGTGGCGAACTCCACCTCGGCCTCGACGCCCTCGACGCCGGCCTCCTCGAAGGCGTCCAGCGTCGCGTCGGCGTGCGCTCCGATGGTCTCGGTGCGCGCTATGGTGCGCGCGCGGGCGCGCCCAATGTCGAGCTCTTCCTCGAGGTCGCGCGCTATGGCCTGCGGCGACTCGCCGTCCAACAGTCCCTCCTGAATGATGGACTGCATTCGCGCCGCCATGTCGTCGTCGACGTCGGCGAGCAGCTGATAGTTCTGCTGAGCGATGAAGTCGGCGCGCCGCTGAGCCGCCCTGCCGACCTCCGCGTCCAGCGACAGCGTCAGCTGGACGTTCATGCCAGCCTTCTTCATTCTCGCGTACGCGTCCCTCACGCCCTTCGACACGGCGCGCACCGCGTACTTGTTCATCCACGAGCCGGCGTAGCCGGGGGACACCAGGATCTCGGACTCGACCGCACCGCGAATGACCGCGAGAGTACGCGACACCCGGTCGTCGCGAGTCGCGCCTGCGCTCACGCGCTTGGTCACGTCTCCGCTGATACCGAGCATGTCCACGCCGACGACGGCGCCGCGCACGAGGCGCCGCACGCGCTCGAACCGACGCTGGAACTCGGCGTCCCACTCCCGCACGATTGGAGCGGTGCCCGTCGGGTCAGAGCGCGCGCTGACGTCCGTCGCCGCGAAGCGCCTAGGAGCTCTGGCGTGAGCGAGCAGCATCTACGCTGGCGGCTTCGCTGGATCGTCGCCCTGAAGCTGCTTCAGCAGCTCAGCGTCGCTGAGGCCCGGCGTCACGCCGAGCCATCCGGGCTTCTCGTCGTGAACAGTCGCCGGCTGACCGCCGTTCAGCGCGTTGACCAGGTCGACCGCGTCCTGTCCTCGCGCGAAGCTCCCCAGCTGAGTGCTGGCCGTCTCGGTCGAGAACAGGACGTTCCACCTCTTGTTACCGGGATTCCACTGCAGAGTGTGCACGCTGACCTCCTTCCTTGAACGCGACTGGCTCGTCGTCGAGCGACCTGACGAACACGCCGTCGTCGCTGTAGTACCCGAACTTCAGGCCGAGCAGCGCGGCGTCGCCCTCGCCGTTCTCGACCTCCTTGACGGTGCCGTAGACGTCGTCGATTACCTGGACTCCCGTGGTGCCGTCTCCCCGAGGTGCAACGCGTATCATCATGACGCTCCTATCAGGCTAGACAGCTTGCGGCCCATGCGCGCGAAGACGCCGCTGGACGACGAGCCGCCGCTGCTGCTGCCGCTGATGGCCGAGCCGACGCCGGTGCGCAGCTGTCCGACGGAGCGACCGAAGACCTCCTCGGCGCGCGCCTTGCTCAGGCCGAACGCCTTGCCGTTCGGCGAGAACGCCGCGCGGTAGCCCTCGGCGAACGCGCCGTCGCGAGTGGCAAAGTACGACTTGGCGTACGCGTACTCTCTGGGAGTCATGCCCGCCGCCGCGTCGTACCAGAACTGCTCGGCGAAGCGAGCGAGGCCAGGAAACTGCTTCGCCAGCATCAGGCCAACGCCGGCCGCGTAGTCTCCGGCCTGATCAGGATTCTTGCGCCACTTGGAGCCGACGCGGAACTGCTGCGCCACCTCGACGCTCATGGGCTTGAGCAGGCCGCTCTGCTGCCTCGTGGTGAGGTCGACCTCGAACGCCCTGCCGCTGCCGAGCCGCTTGGACTTGAACAGCTTGACGTTGAGCCCGGCCGCGCGCGCGTGATCAGAGAATTCGCCTCCGACGATGGTCGTGAACTGCCCGCCGCGACCTGACCCGGCCGGCGCGCGCGGCTGATCTGGGCTGTAGTCCCTGGCACGCTTGGCGCCGGGCCGGGTCCTGGACGCTCCCCTGCCTCGCGCAGACTTGCCGCTCCTGGTCTTCTTGACGTCGTAGCGCCAGTCCTTGACCGGCTCCTCCGAGTCGTCGAGGGCAGACAGCAGAGCGAGAAGCACCTCGAGGACGTCGTCTCCTCCCCCTTCCTGCTCCTCGCCTGCGTCCCCAGTCAGCCCTCGCCGGAGCTTGATAGCCTCCTTGAGAGCCGCCCTCACGGCACCGCGCGCCGCAGCTGCGTGAGACTCCATCTGAGCCGCGAAGCTGGTCACCACAGAGTGAATCAGCTCGCGAGCCGCTACGTCTGCGCCCGTGACGTGTCCCGTGAGAGACGAGGCCAGCATACCGAGACCCTCGGCTCTGTTCTCCTCGTCCCTGAGGAACTGAATAGTCTTGTGCGCTGCAGCGGCCGCGATGCGCTTGCTCCTGGCCACCGCAGCCTCGCGCGTGCGCTTGAGGCGAGCCCCGACGTCGCCCTCGGCGCGCGCTCGGCGCTGCGCCTCGACTCGGTCTATGCGCGCCTGTCGCGCCGCAGCCGCGCCCTCGCGCGTCCACTGTCCGCCAGCGCTGGTGCCTGCTCGCGCGCGCGGCTCGGAGGGATCGTAGTCGTAGGCCTCGCCCTCGGCGCCGCCAGACTTGACCGGCTCGAAGACCTCCGGACCGAGGTAGATCTCGCCCTGGTACGGCTCGATGGTGCGCGGATCAGCGTCGCCGTCCCACGGCGCGACGCTGAGGTGCGGCGTGTAGTCTGGATAGTCGGCGCTCGCGCCTCGCTGAATCATGTCCTCGTGGCGCCAGCACAGCTGCGACGACGCGAAGCACATGACGAGCGTGTCGGGCGGAGTACCGAACTCCTCCATGACGCGCGGACCACCCGCGCGCACGCACATGTCAGTTCCCTCGGGCGCGTCCTCGCCGTCGTCCTGTCCAGGCGCGTACCAGCTATTAGACTCGCCCATCTTGATCCAGTCGACCGGCTGACGAGAGTACAGCACGGTGACGTGAAGGTCCTGCGGATCGACGCCGCTGACGTCGACGCCCTGCTCCTCGAAGTGCGCGAGGATCTCCTCTCCGTTGAGCACGTCGCGGCGCACGTACAGGCTGCGAGGCTTGGTCTCGTCTCGCACGTCCTGCGACCGGGCGGCCGGGGGGCGCGGCGGAGGCAGAGCCTTGCGACGCTTGAACTCGAGCTGAGTGGCCTTCGACTTGGCCCTGGCGGTCGAGGCTGGATCGTCGGGATTCTCTGGAGCCTGCAGCGCGGCGCGCGCGCCCATCTGCGCCACGACGGCCTGATTGTACTCGTCTAGGTTCTGCTCGCCGTACTGCTCGATGGCCAGCTCGAGGCCAGGATACACGCCGTCCTCGATGAGCTGGTTCTCGCGACCCTCGCGCAGCACCTCGGGAGGAATTAGGTTGGCGGTGACGTCGGCGGTGAAGACCTGAGCCTTCTTGGCCGCTATCTCCGCGGACTCGGTGTCCGACAGCTGCCACAGCGAGCGCCAGTCGTAGGTGATCTCCTCGGGCTTGCTGCCGAAGGTGCTGCGAATCATCACCTCGTCGAGCCTGTCGAGGCTCGGACCGAGGTCGTTCTTCTGATCACTCGACAGCCGATCGTAGTAGTTGCGCGTGTCCGCCTCGCCGGTAGCGTTGAAGCCGCTGGCGCTCTGCCCGAGCAGGCGCGTGGCGGGAATGTCGGCCGCGCCGGACGCCATGAGCAGGTACATCTTGATGATGTCCGGCAGACCCGCGAACTGAGCGGTGATGCGATCCCACTCCTCCTCGGCGTCCAGCATCAGGGTGTTGGTGAGGGACTTCATGCTGTTGGCCAGCGTGAAGCGCTCCAGGAGCTTCGAGCGGTACTCGGCGGTCCCCACCTTCTCCATCATGCCGGGAATCTTGACGACGTCGATCTTGGCCTCGTTGACCAGCGACGCCACGTTGGCGGCGGTCTGACCGGCCTGAATCACCGCGTCGTATATGGTCTGCAGAACGCTGTCGCCCCATCCGTCGGTAGCCAGCTGCACGTCCGGGATCTCGTTGCCGATGAACCGGATCACGCGCGAGGGATGCACCGCGACGACGCCCGTGGTAGAGCTGTTGACGCGGTACGACGTGGGCTCGCCGTAGAACTCCGACGTGACGTCGTAGTTGAGCTGATCTGGCGTGATCTCGTCGCGATTGACGACGTGCAGATACTGAAGCTGTCCCTGCTTGACGCGATCGACGCGGAGCTCCTGGTCTGGCGAGCCCTGGTTGACGCCCATGATCAGGGCCGCGCCGCCGAACAACCTCGAGCGCTGCATCGCCTGCCTGACGCGAAGCTGCACCCTGAGGACCCGCTCGGCCTCCTCGATCTTGGTGATGTCCGTCTTCTCGGCCTGCCACTCGCGCCACTCGCGCGTCGAGTCCTGAGCAGGAATGTCGATTATCTTGCGAGCGATCCAGTCACCCCGATACGCGGAGAGCAGCTGCCCGCGATCGATCACGTTCATCACGAACTGAGTCTGCGTGCTCTTGTCCTTGGCCGTGCCGAGGCCGGACAGCAGATTCATGAGCGTGTCGAGGATGGGGCCACCGACTCGGAAGCCCGGTCTGCTCAGCGCGTGCACGTTGTTCATCGCCTAGAACTCCAGCTCAGCACGCTCGCACGACCTTACCCTTGCGCACGGTGTAGCGCTTGCCGTCGATGCCGACGAACGCCCAGTGCTTCTTGGTCCTGCGACCGCACTTCTTGCAACGCTTCGCCATGAATCTCTCCTGTGATCGACTGATGTATGCGGATCGCCCATCTTCGGGCCGTCGGGTTCCCTGGACGAGCGATCCGCCGACGCCGCAGAAGGTCTGCTGCGACGCCGTTCGCGCACTTGGGACGCGCGAACCTTACCTCTTGTCCTCCGGGATGCAGAAGGCCACGAATGGCCACTTCGTCTTACCGAGTGCCCTGACGACGACGCCCCGCGACACCTCGCACTCGGCGTAGCTGGCGAAGGGTCCAGCCGTGAAGCCGTACGACTGCATCGCCACGATGAGTAAGAACGTCTGCACGACTCACCTCCGAAGCGTAGTGAGAACGCCGACTACGAACGAGCCAATCAGCAGCGGCCACAGCAGCACGCTGACCATCGCAGCCGCGAACGCCGGCCCGAGGCGCATGTCCTGGTGAGCCTCGCTCTGAAGCAGCGTGCCCAGCAGCACGACGACCTCACCCGTGATGAGGTACCACATGGTCATCGACGCCTCAG